TGTTACGGCCCAAGAATCTTCTAATTCTTTTACTGCTCCTGCATCTTTATTTCTTGCTTTAAACTCTTTTTCACATTGCATAAAGTCTTTACCTGTCATTTCTTCAATATTTATATTTAATTCTTCAAATTCTTTTCCACCAAAATTGTATACTTGTGATAATTTTACTTTCATTTACTCCTCCTTAATTTAACCCTAAATATCTTCTAACTGCTTCATTAGCTAATCCATGAATAACATTTACATTATTAAGTACATCTATTTCTATAACTGTTTTTCCACCAATTTCTAACTTATAGTAAGTAACAGACAAATCAATAGATGTTTCTAGCTTTCCGCTAGGTTTCATCTTTAATCCGTCCATTTTCTTAATAAGTCCTTTAAAAGTTGCATCTATACCATAGACATCTGCTCCGTGAGATTGTCTATTTGTGGCTTGTGCTGCACCTTTACATTCAATCAAAATAGATTTTTCATTATTGATTTCAAGTACTGACTCATCAACACAATCCATTTTTATTTTAGCTTCCAACTTTTTAAAATGCCCCATTAAAGGTACTTCTAATTCTGCTGTTAATCCCATTTGTTCTGATGTAACTGTATCATACTCAATGTTAGGTAATTCAACTTCTGAAATACCTGCTAAATCATTAGAACCATTAAAATATGTTTCAGCATCTATCAGTGCATTTGGTATCTTCTTTCTTGCCATTTTTACCTCCTTATTAAGCTGTTAAACTTTCAGCAAATTTTTGTAAAGCATCAACATCATAAACTTTCTTAAATGTTATGGATTTTGCTCCTGGTATTATTCCAAGGTCAATAGTCCAAGTAATATCTCCATTTATAATGTCTATTAGACTATTATCAGCTGCATAGAAATTAACTTTTGCAGATAATAATTGATCTGCGGCAACAAGTGCATTAAGTCTAATATTCATTGACTTTTTCATTGTTTCTGCCATTTTTAAAGTAAACTTTTTGTCAACATTACCAAAATAAGATATTACAAGTTCATTTCCTATGTATTTAAACATTCTACGACCATAGATAAATTTATCTTTTGGATCAGTTGCTAATGGATTCTTAGCAGTTTCACTTCCCCAACATCTCCATCCTTTAAAATTAATAGCAGTAACAACTCCATTTTTATTTAAGAAATTAGCTTGTTGTTCCTTATCTAATCTTACTTCCTCATATTTCCCACTTGCATTTTTCCACACAAAAGCATCCATTTTATATGAGTAATTAGATGGTCCTTGACTAGGTACTCCATTATTTTCTCCATCTACTTTCATAGATAAAGCAGCATAATGTATAGATTGATAATATACTTCCCCTGAAAGTTTAATATTTCCATATAAAATAACTTGGTCATTACTTAAAATGTTATTAGTTTCTTTCCATTCAACCAATTCATTATATTTCTTATCAATAGGAGCATTAATTAAAGCCATAGCTTCAAACATTCCACCATTCAAATTTTTAGCCTTAGTTTCCATAATAGCTGCAACATCACTTTCATAAGAGAAATCAGGAACATCTATAAAAGCTGGTAATTCTGAATATTTTAGGAATATCTCATTAACTAACTCTAACCCAGTTCTTTTCATTGTTGCACTGTCAAAACCACCTATTGCTTCTGTTTTAGTAACTTTTGATAAATCAACTTCTTCATATTCAACATCAATATTATTTCCAGAAACTGTTGCATATATTTCTAATCCTTCTGATGTATAAACTGTTCTTGCATCTGAAATAACTTGTTTTCCAGTACTATTTTTAACAACAACAGTTTCTGGAATTATCTTATGACTTGGAATTAATATTTTTCCTCTTTCAAGTGCTTTATTTTCCAAAGTTTTCTTTGCTGATTTATGCTTAGTTAAATCTAAAATATTTACAATATATAATGGTGCTACTGCATATAACTCAAAAAATACTTTTATTGCTTGTGATATAGAAAAATCTAAATCATAAGTATCTCCAAAATATTGTATAGCTTCCTGATAAGTCCCCACTCTTACTACTTCATTAACTTTTCTGTTTTCAGCTTTTACTTTATGAATTGGTGCTGTTCCAACTATAAAATGCCCATAGTCTAAAACTACTGGTAATTGAAAAGCCGTTGCTCCTTCTTGCTGATATGTACCATGTTTATAGCCCATTTTTACCTCCTATTTCATCAACAATAGAATCAAAATATTGAGAATTTTTATCTATCTTTGGATAATCTTCCACAGATATTAATATCTTTGAAAGTAAAGGATATTTCTCAATAAGTTTTTCTATATCTTCTCCATAATAAACAGTTCCTTTTATAAAAAGGAACTCAGGTAAATCTAAGTTTTTACCTACATAAATATATTTTTTCATTTTCCACTCCTTCCTAAAAGTTTTGCTATTTTTCTATTGATTATTTCAGAAGTATCGGGTATTCCAAATACTCTAAATCTGCAAACAGAATAAAAATAAGGCTCTGCTTCTGATGTAAAGTATTCAATAGAAAATGGAAAAGATTGGTCTATTGCAAATTTTCCATCTACTGTACTCTCATTCAGAAACTCTTTTTTCAAATAATCTCCAATAGATAAATTGCTTAAATAATCTTCTTCTTTATCCATTTTGCTACCTAACCATACTTCTAAATCTACTGGTACATCATAACTATCTATCCCATTCCTAGTCTGTTCAAACTTAGTAAGCCTCAAAACAGCAAAAGGAAAGAGATCTTTTTCACTCTTTCCTTCTTCTCTATCCTCATGATTTACTTCTGGTAGAAGTCCATGATATACAGTTATATTTCTATCCTTCAATTTCTCAACTAAGAAATCAAATATTAACTTTTCTACTTCAAGAATCATAAACCTATCACCCTATCTATTTCATGTTCTAATCTCATTCTAAACTTTTCATCCGCATAGCCTTGTAAATATTCTAATATTGATAAATTACCAAGCATTTGAGGAGCTGAAACAGACATTAATCTTTTTATAGTTTCTCTTTTTCTACCATTTTTTATAATAAATCTACCAGTTCTTTCAAAAGCTCCTAATTTTCCACTATGATATGCTATAAAAGCATTTGGTAAAGATTTTAAACCGTCTTTCTTAACAGCTACTTGAACTATTTTTCCTTTTTTTCTTGTCTTAGGATTTAGCTTAAAATGGTCTAATCCAATAACTTTACCACTACTTATAATAGATCCCAGCAAATTATTTTTATTAGTCTTAAAAATATTTATACTGCTACCTAATTTACTTCTTTGAGAATAGTAAGACTCCATTGTCTTTCTAATTTGCTCAGTTTTTACCATTTCAAGTGAACGATTAATAGCTCTTGAAATACAAGCAGGCAACTCACTTTCATATTTTCCAAGTGTATTTATTATTTCATTTATTCCTGTTGTTTCAAGTTTTACTCCTATCATTTTTCATCATACCTCGTTAAATCTATTTCAAGTAATCCCATATCTTCCTTAGTTTCTTCAACATAGTACCTAATTCCATCAACTAAAATTTTTTCCCCAGAATGTGGAGGAAATTTAAAAAAGGACTTCTCTATAAATAGTGTTAGCCCTTCCATAAATATTCCCTCATTTTCTAAGGATTTATTTCTATTTTTTTGTTTGTTTTGGAATCTTTCTTCATCTAAAATACAGATAGTTTCTTTTTTTCCAATAGTATGCTTATCTCCAAATTCTTCTAAGTTTAAAAATACTCCTGAAATATCCTCTGCAACCATATCTTTAAAGTTCATAGCTATCACTTTTTACTTTTAGAGTTTTTAGAAGATTTGTTTTCTTCCATTTCTTCATTTTCAGAATTTGTTTCTCGAACTTCTTCTATTTCAGTTACTTCCTCAGTTTCAACAAGTTCAAGATTTTTAACTCTTTCAATAACTTCTGTTTCTGCAATATCTACTATTTCTCCTGGATTATAAACAATTCCAGAATAAATAAGAGCTTGTTTAACCTTTAATTTCATAGTATCCTCCTATTTTATTTTTAGAACTTTTATAGCATCAATATCAAATGGTACAGGTAATGGTCTTGATTCTGTTCTAATTTCCAAAGTATTTAGTTTTGTATCCTCATCTTCAAAAGGAACTCTTTCAGCAACTATAACCCCCTTAGCAATATCTGCTGCTGGACCATAGTGTAACACATTATTAGATGGTGCAAATAATACTTTACCCTCTGGAATCATTTTTTTAGTATCATAAGTTACTCCATCATCTTTTAAAACTGAATGTTGAGTTTGATAAGAATATATTGGAATGTTATAAGGTGCTAAGATTCCTATAAACATTGCTCCACTTGCTAATTCTTTTGGATCTATTTGCCCAAAGTTAGCATTCTTAATATCTAGTAATTTAGCTATTTTTTCATTTTGTGTGAATAATCTAGCTGCAACTGGATCCATCACTATGTGTTCAATTTTTTGTCCTGTTGTTTCTCCTATTAAAGTTATTACACTTTCAATATCTCCAACAATATCAGCATTTGGTTGAGTCCATAAAGTAGATGGAGTAATTTCTTGGATAGATCCATATTCTATCTTATCTTCAACACCTTCTCCCTTTACAACAACTGAACCTTTAAATAACATATCAATGCACATTAATTCTTCTCTTCTTGAAATTTGTTCTTCAAATTCAGCAAATGATTCACCAATTAACTTAGCTTTCTTTTCTTCTGGTGATATTCCTCCGTAAATTGTTTCTCCTGCTGATTTAGCAAAGTAAATTTCATTTGCAGAGAATGTTCTTTTTGGTGCTACCTTTGGAGCACTATAATATTTAGAAGCATAACTTCTTTTTACTACTTCTGTTCCTGGTATTAATTCAGATACAAAAGGAGCTACTAATTGTCTTCCTTTTCTATATTCAATTTCCCATTTTGGATATTCATGTGTCTCATGTTTACCAAAAAACATATCTCTAATAAATGTTTTTGGTTTTATAACTGCTTGATCATATACTCCTAAAAAATCAATTAATACTGCCATTAATATCTACCTCCCAATTCTTTTACTATTATTCCTTTTTCTCTTGCTTTTTTAATAAAATCTGCTTTTACTGTTGCTGATTTTATCTCTAAACCTTCATAAATAACCTCGCCAAATACCACAACAGTTGTCTTAGTTTTAGCTGCTGTTCCATCTGCATTTTCTAAAACAATTCCAAATAAATCACTACCGTCTGACAATTCTGCTTCTGAATTTATAGCTTGACCTCTTGTAACTTTTTTACCTTGTGGTACTTCCAATTCCATAACCTTATGTCCTGTTCCACTTAATATTTGGTCTACTCCATATTTTTTACCATCTTCTATAAAACTCATTATTTCCCTCCTGTCTTTTTATTCATATATTTTAAAATATTAGTAACAGATATTCCAGCAACTGCTCCACTAGATTCATCTTTTAGTGGTGCTACTGGAATTGCTGTTGCTTGACTTTCAGTTATTATATTTTCCAAAGTATTTTTATTTTTTAACTTTTTCAAATTTAATAT